GCGGCAACATCAATTACGTCTTCTGCCATGTTTTCCCCTGTCGAGTGGGTCGTGAGTCGCCAAGCCCGTGTTCACTTGCCAATGAATGGTCTTGTCGGTGTTCAGTTCCCGTATTCGCCGTGAGTACCGGCAGTGCTGCCCGTAGTGTGCCACAGACATCCCCCGGATGTCTATTGTGCGTCCGGTCACGGACGCTTCTTCGGCATCCCGGATTCACTGGCCGCAATCGCTTTGGCCTGTTGGGGATTGGTCACCGCCTGCCCACTGGAGGAGTGGAGGTTCCCATCGTGATACTCCTGCATCACCGTGCCGAACTTGTCTGGCGCTGCGCCAGGGCGTCGAACCCCTTTGCCACCGCCATTGCTCGTGCGTCGTCTAATCATTACTGCGGTCCTTGGCGTATCTATGGAAAGAGCAACCCGCGCCCAATAAAACTGTCGTACAGTGGCCTGTTTCTACGTCGCAATCGTTGCAATTGATTGATTTCCGCTCTTTCTGCTCCGGCCTCTGCTTGCCTTGCGAGGTCATCAACCAGGTCTCTTTGGTCCTCAAGCCTATCTACAGCCAGACGATAGTCTCGCATTGACTTCGCCTCTTCCTGTGCCTTGAGTCCACCCTCGACAATTCGTTGCCTGCGTTTTGCGCCGCCGCCCCCAAGCTGCTGTGCCCAGTGGGTTATCTCATGTGGTGCGTGCCCTGGAATCCTTGGCAACTCATCTAACCCGCCAGCATTTGCAAGATGTTCCACATCACGCAACGCACCTTTATCTGACTGAAAAGAAATCTCTGGGCCTTGATAAACTCTTCGCAATCCAGAAACCAGCCCCTTGCGTCCTTGATAGGGTCCAGGCTGAAACAAGCCTTCTAACCGTCCACGGGAATCTTGCCCGAGATCATCTACGGATCTAAACCTTCCACCTGCATGTTGGAACGCAGCCATCACCCGTGGGTGGGTCACTACCAGTTCACGGAGCATGTCCTGTCCTGAACCCGCTGGCAACTGGTCTATCTGCTCCCCCAGCTCTCTAAGAAGCCGTGCCCGCACTGCGGGATGGCGGCCTGCATACTTTAATGTCGTCACCCCCACCGCAGCCGGATTGGTCATAGCGAGAGAATCCGTCATGGTCTGCATTCGCTCTTCGGGCGTCTCTCCTACAACTGTATCGAATAGCGTGTTGAACCCACGCTTCGCCTTATCGACCAAGCCCTCAAGGAACCCACGCTCACTCCGCCAGCCAGACCAATCCGCTGGTGGCTCCCCATAGGGAATCACCGGTCCCTCGGACCCAACAGGAAGCGGTATTCTCGTTGGCATTACTGCGGTCCTTGGAGTTGACTCTCATACCACGAAAGTTCCGATAATAGTTCGTCCAATCCCAACGCAACCTTACGCGGATGGAGAGACGAGGGGTCAAGACTCCTCCTGAGCACCCTATTGCCTATTTCTTCAGGTGATAATGGCTCGTACATCATGCTTGCTATTTCACCAGCGATATACGGCAGTGTATGATCCTCCGAACCGCTTTCAGACTTATGGAGTAATTCATGGGCCAACGTGCCCAATAATCCACTCTCTCGCTGTGCTGGTCTTATATAAATATCATGACTACTCGGAGAGTAAGACCCCCTTCTCGTTGCTCTCGGAAATGGATTGCGGACATATCCTAGAAATTTAGGATTTTTGTTGAGAACCCATTCGATATAATCACTATTCGGCCCTATCGTGATATCACCGACCAGTCCACCAATCCCTGGTACAACATTCTCTAAACGCCGTAGCATCTGGGCAACATCGCTTCCCGGACCAACATCTATCGAACTCCCCCAACCTGGCGGGGGTTCAACATATGGCCTTGTTGCACCAAACCCATCGAGCCATCCAAAGAAGCCACCATCATTTCCCCGGTCACTTGGAACGTCCGATGTGTAAGGCACCCGTGGGTACGGAGTGCCCTTGTTGGGATCACCCGATCTAACTTGACGAGCTTCGCGTCTCGCCTCATCTTCACCCCGCAAATGTGCATAATCTCGCAGCCGACTCCGAGACTCTTGTGGGGTTGCGACCTCTGCTAAAAACAGATTCCGCAGTATATTTTCTAAATCGTCATGCACTTGCCTGCTTTGCGGCGGAGCAGAATCAGGCTCTTGTCTTCGTCGCTCGGGCATTACTGCGGTCCTTGGCGTTGTTGGGCGAAGGCTTGCATTAACTGAGCCGGAGCCTGTGGGGCGACCTGCTCAGCCGCCTTGACCTGCTCCAGAGCTTCATCAACCGCTTCGGCGGCAGCCTTGGCAGCGGCTTGCTGCGTGGCCTGGGCCACGGCGCTAGCTGTTTGCGACTGCTGTGCACCCTGTGCCCGACGTTCCGATGCCTCAAGCAGGATCTTGCGACATCGGTTCCAGAATTCCACAAATCCCTGCTGAAGTTGAGGGGAGGCTCCCAACCACTCGGTCGTCGCCATCTGGGACTCTAATTCGTCCATGATGACGCGCAGATTCCAAAATGGCATGGGCAAATGCTCGGGAATGACGCCCCCTTCCCATAAACGCTCGACTAACGCCATCCCAAGCTTCCGATAGGTAGTCTCCTGGCTCTCGCGCCCGAGATCGCCCATCTCCAGGTCTGCTGCAATCTTCTCCTTGTCGATTTTGCCCGTGCGTTCATCCAGATACAGCACATTCAGCGGTGATTGGAGGTGTTCCTGGATACGAGCTTCGCGCAAGGCACGGAACTCAGGAATCAAGCTGCCGCGCTCGACCGTAATGGAATAATCGGTTCCTGCCTGGAGAATCTCAGACGTCTGGAAGACAAATACCTCGTCGCGCATGGACCGGTCGGTATAGTGCATGGTGCGGAACGGCGGATAGTACTGCTTCACCCGATTAATCCGCATATCCTTGACCGCTGCCATCTGTTTCCCAATATGTAGGTAGAGATTGCCCCATTGACTATCGATCATCTCCTGCAACATGGGCACGGCCATCGGACCACGTAATTGTCCAGGGAATTTCTGTTCCTGGAACAGATCCACGCCCCCCGCAATCTCACGCATAAGATTCACGACGAGATCGATGGACGGCATGTACCAGGCCGGGAGTTGCGGCGGGTCACGCCGCTGAATCATCTTCACGCCCTGCTCATTCAGGCCGTTCTCGATAGGCGCAGGATAGTCTGGTGGGATATCTTCCCGTTTCAACCCCTGCCCCAGGAGTTCATTCGAGTAGAGGGACGCATTGGACTGCTCCCCGAGCTGGGACAGCCGTTTATTGAGGAATCGTTGCGGCGGAATCAGGTCGGAGACGTAATCACTGCTCCAGAAGCTGACAGTCGTGGGTGCCCAGTGAAAATCCACCAACGGAATGGACTCATAGGGGTTATCTTCTTCGACCAGCACCTCTTCATCAGGCACAAAGACGCAATAGCGCCCACGCGGGTGCTCTTCGGAGATAGGACTGTAGCGTTCAACCACCACGGCGAGGTCGGGGTCGTTCTTGTCACGACTCCCCTGCACCCGTGGGATGAGATCCTGTAAATGTACGGACCCCGTTGGGGCTCCGAGGGAATTCAGGTCGGTTGAGAGGATACGCACGTCCCGCGTATCCTTGAGGTTCTGCACCGTCTTCTCGCTCAGGTCATAATTCTCCTTGAGCCAGCCGACCGTGCGGATTTTGGCAATATAGACAGCCTGATCAGGCGCGAGGTCCGCAACAGACCGCACCGAGGCATCGATGAAGACCTGTAAGGGGCTAAGCACTTCACTCCCCACGTCCCCGGCCAGGACCATGTCCTCGATGACAACGAATTGCTCCTTGGGTGCGCCCTGGATCACGCGCTCTTGGCGCTCAGATTCTGAAAGCTCCTCCCCGGAGACCTGATCGGCCCACTGGAGTTCATTGGTCTCGTCATTGAACCGAGGCAACGGTTCCATCGTGGCGTCTTTGACCCAGGGGACGTATTCAAACGCGACTCCCCCAATCGCCATCCACCAGAGCAGCTCCCAGGTTCGAGACGGCTGGTCGAGCTTTTCATCGAGGGCTCTGATGAGCTTATTAACGACCTCACTCTTCGCAATGGACTGAGGGTCTTGTTTATCGGCGCGGGCCTTGAAGACCGGGGCAATACTGGTCAGCCGCCCGAGCATCTTATGGAGCATCTGGCCCAGGAGATTGAAGACCAGGTGCAGCTTATTGGGGTCGCGCTTGCGCGTGAACAACGACCGCTTCTCGGACCCCACCCAATGCTCACCGGAGACAAACGCGAGGTTCGTCAGAATCCGGAGTTCGACGGACCCCACCTCTCGTGACTTCTGGGCACGTAGCCGGTTGTAGTCTTTCGTGTACTCGACGAGGAGTTCCTCTTTTGACGGCATTCGCTACCCCAGTCCTGGGAGTGGTCGTCGCTGCGGACCCATCATCGGCATCCTGGGTGGACCAGGTGCGGCAGACGCCATCTGAGGGGCACCCCCTCCTGGTATGGGACGTCGCTGTGGTGACCCAGCCCCACCAGCCTGTCGAAGTAGCTCAATGATCCCCTGGATACCTTGTGGACCACC